GGATAAGTTATCTGATATTTACGTTCAGTTCTATCCCAAAATCTAGGTCGAACATCAGTAGGCATTTCACTTTTCATATCGTATCAATTTCTTCCCATGATCTAATATAGAAATTTTCACCCAGTTTATCAATCTCTGTTTGTGGATAGCCTTCAGAAACTAACCATTGAGTCATATTAAAATCATCTTCTAGTAAATAATATTCTTCATGGATAGGTTTAGGAAATCCATACTTCCATCCAGATGGTGGGTCAATCATTAACGTCATTGATTAGTACCTCACTGCTGATTTAAAATTAATTTTTCTTTTTTTCATTCGACTTGAACCACCTAATTTAGACAAATCTATTAAGCAAAGACAAGATATAACATGCCCGCCCAGCTTTTCAACTAAATCAATTGTTGCGTTCATAGTACCACCTGTAGCCATAAGATCATCGATTATGATTACATTATCATTTTTGTTGATTGTATCCGATTGTATCTCCATTATTGCTTTGCCATATTCTAAATCATATGAAACAGAATGACATGGTCCTGGTAGTTTACCTGCTTTTCTAGCAAGAATTAACGGAATCTCAAGTTTAGAAGCTAGAACAGCAGCAAAAGGAAACCCTCTTGCATCGATTCCTACTAGCTTTATTTTATCTCCGTAATGATAGTCTAAAGATGGTAGAGCGGAGCTGTAGAAAAAATAATTGGCTAATTTAAAGCCTTTCGGTTCTGCACATAGTCCAGCTGTATCTTTAAAATTTATGCCTTCAACGGGAAAGTCTTTAAAGCTTTTGATATAATCTTTGATACTCATTCGCTCATACCAAAACATGGCAAAATATTCATATTACAATACATCGCATAATCTTCAAGTCCTACCATTAGCATTAGCATGATGACAGGCACCCCCAATATAATAAAAGCTAATATGATAAATGCCAAGCCCAAGTCTTTTGTTGTCGAATAATTCTGATGTTCACCGCTCATGCTGATACTACCTCACAATTCCCTAGTATATTAGCCACTTCAATAGCAGCATCTTTAGTTTCAAATGACAGTAATATTACATCAGGCGTCAAATATTTTTTATATCCGATTTCGCCACTCATTACTACCTGCTTAACCATGTTACCATTTCTCTTAATTAAATACACTTAGTCTTCCTGTCTATAAAAAATATGTGCGCCAACGCGAGTTACTTTAGTGAACTCTTTTGCCCATTTAGGATTTACATAGTCTGCATGGTAATGTGTAGATCCTTGAGTTAGACCACGCCATTTACCAGAAGTAAACATTGAAACTGCGTAATTTATTGATAAATTCCAAGCGGTTTGATCTTGAGGTTCATCTGCTTTACCGTCACAATACCAACTAAACTGACATTTATTCAAAAGAGGCACACCCTTATCGTTTAAATAAGATTGGTGTACCACATCACAAGCGTTATCTGGAAACTTTTCATGTTCTACCCTATTAAGTACAACATCCGTTACTGACATGGCATCAGCCAGTGATGACGCCATGGTTTCATAATATATGTTAGTTGCTAAACACTGTACTTGCTTAACTTGTTCTGCCTGTTGTGCAGCGATTGCGGCTTGCTCTACTGCAATCTCTGCTGCCATTTCTTCTGCTAATAGTTCTACTGCCTCAGTAGTATCAGATACTTGTTTTTTTGCTTCGAAAACAGCATAGCCAATACCACCCGCCACAGCACAATTTGCTACTAGGATTACGATAGTTGTTATACGCTTCATTTGTTGTCCTGTTCTGATTCGTTTATGTCTATATTATGACACATTACAAATCATTTGTCAACCAAATTTTAAAGTATATTGTGTATGATGTTCAGAAGATAAATCTTTGTATCCTAAAGACCAATTCTCTGCGGCATCCTCGGCGTATCTGAGAGTTTTACCTCGGTAACTTTCTTCAAAATATCTGATGCCATCGGCAGTAAAATATTTTATATATGCATACTCTTCTTTATAATCAAAATGAATTTCGCAGTAGTCTTTACTATTATCGGACCAATAAGTTGAAAGTTTTTTTCCCATTTTTATTCTCCATGCATTAAATCCTCGGCTAAAGGAAATATTTTGCTGATAGCTTCGCCACATGCAACCGCCAGATCCATGTGTTCTTTTTGAGTTCCATTACCACTTCTTAGTTCTATATAGTGAATCCAGGAACGCAATGTTCCGTTGACATATAGGCGCGACATTGTAAGACCTTCAGGTAACACTTTCCGCGCCTGTTCTTTTGCAATGCCATTTTCTATTGCCCAGAGATAAGACATTTTAGCTGTTTCTATAACAGCCAGTTGCTTATTCCACCATTCATTTTGTAGGTTATCATCCTCAGTTTCAATACTATTCTGTCTATTTTTCGGATCTTGTAAACGTGCCTCTGATAATTCAAACATGTTATCACCAAATGCGTCAACATTGGCATATCTTTGAGAAAATTCTTGGAATGAAAAAGACCTGTGTCGCAAAAGTTGGCGCCCGATATCCCTTGTAGTTTCTATTTCCATAGTAGCTGATACCATTTCAAGAGGTGACCAATGTTTATGTTTAATAAGATATCGAATAAGCTTTTCACTAGTAGCACTATTGATTTGATTTGAAGGATTAGATACCCTGGCACAATATGCAATAAATTCTTGGCAATTCTCAATATCAGAGATTTCGTTAGGTTGTGTGTATGCTTTTAATGCAACTTTCATAATATAGTTCCTTAGTGTAAAGTGGGCAGTTTACCATCTTCTTTGGCAATTCGGTTGTGCTGCTGAAAAATAAAATTTAACATCCCTTGATATCCTTGATCATCTAACTTAAGGCGATATAGTTTCAAAGAATATGCCATCATTAGGGCAGCTAATTCTAAATGGGTATAATTTTTATCATGTAGCTCTGAAGTCACACTATGAAAGTAATCCCATAAAAATATAATACGGTCTTCTTCCTCCTTATCTTCTAGATCATCCATCTGTTAAATTACTCCACGTTTTCAGTTTATTATATTTATTATCAGAAGCTTCAAATACATCTTCAATATCCACTTTAAAGTGTTTACACATCAACTTAATCATACAGTGTACATCACCCATCTCACTAACCAAACTTTCTAACTTGCTTTCATCCAAACCAAATCTCAATATTTTCATACATTCCTTGGTAAGTTCCGCACATTCTTCACTGACAATAACTAAACATTCTACTTGTTTTTTATCGACCATTAGAATTTAAATCCTTTAAATTTCTCAGCATCTTTGCCTTGAGGAGTATTATCGAATACTGGAGTATCATTAACTAGTGTTTGTTCTGTCTCATCTACATCATATAAGCGCATTTTTGACCTATCAACACCAATTACGAATCTTTTCTTATATGTAGGATCGTTATATCTATTCTTTAATTGTTTGATCGCCAACTGGCCCATGCTTTCAAGTTCTTCACTAGAAATAATTGCAAACATGAGGTCGGCAGTAGCGGGTAATCCAAAAGACTCACTCGTATCCTCAAGCCCAATATCCGAGTTACCAAAACCAGAGCGAGTCGTTTGCGTTGCTGAAACAATCGGGAGGTTAAACTCGACTGCAAGCCCACGCATTTCTTCTGCAATTGCTTTAATATACGTGTAAGAATTGATCGAACCTCCCATACCCTTCATTCTTGAACTAGCACAGATATTTAGATAATCAATAAAGATGATATCTGGCACAAATGACTTTTTCAACTTCATTTCACTTAAAAGACTTCTAAAATGTGAAGTATTTGCCTGACCTGTAGGATACTCTTTTATGATTAATTTACCGCTAGTTCTCTTAGAGATATTAGCAACTCTTTCTATAAAATTATCTTTACTTAGAGTTGTTATTTGATCTATAGGAATATTTAATAGATTTGCGTCAATACGTTCTGCAATTCTTTCTTCTGCCATTTCCATAGTAATGTACAACACATTCTTACCATCGGTAAGTGCGGCTGCTGCTTGGTGACACATAAACAGAGATTTACCGACGCCAGTGCCAGCAAGAATAATATTCAGAGTTTTTCTAGGCAAACCACCCTTGGTAATCAGATTAAAATATTCAAGATCAAACGGCAATCTTTCTTCATCTTTATGATAAAATTCATATCGTTCTGAAAAGTTTTCAAGATAATCATGACCGATATTTGTATCAAATGAAACCCCTAAAGCCTTTGTTAAAATCTCAGGCAAAGCATTTTTAGTTAATGATTGATGCTTACCGTCAATAATACTAATAGACTCCATAACAGCGTTAAATAATGCACGATCTTGGCACCACTTTTCAGTCTGATCTAACAGCCACTCTTGATCTGATTTTTCACTATCAAATAGCTGAGGTATAATTTCTTGTGCTTGATTATACATTTCCTCATTTAATGCACCAGATTCATCTAATTCGATTTTAAATGTCTCTGCTGTAGGTAGTTTATTATATTTTCCGACAAACTTGCCAGCTTGATTAAATAGTGTTTTATACACGCCTCCAAAGTATTCTGGCTGAACAAATGGCAATACTTTTCGCATGTATTCCTCATCATTCAATATATTTCTCTCC